AATGCATTCAAGAATGCCTATGTATGCATTGGTAACCATGATGCACGGGTACAAAAGAAAGCAGTAAAGAATGGCATTCCTGAGATTTATCTCAAGTCTTATTCTGATGTGTATCATACTCCCCATTGGAATTGGGATCATAGCTTTGAGTTTAATGGTGTTTATTATGTACATGGCGATGGTTGGGGCGGTCAGTATCCTTCTTTCAATGCTGCCAAGGCAAGACTACAATCAGTAGTATGTGGACATCACCATTCCCTCGCTGCCATTAACTGGATTAAAGGCCCGAATACCATGTATTTTGGTATGAATGTTGGCTGCGGCGTTGATCAAAAACACCCAGCCCTTGCATACTCAAGACCACACCTTAAGAAAGCCATCCTTAGTTGTGGAATCGTAATTGATGGCAATCAACCTTACTTGGAGATCATGTAATGAGTGAGAATCAAGAGAACAAACAGGTATCAGCAGTTCCCACGGATGCTGTTGTTGCCTATCTTAGTGACCTATACCGTCAGCTAGATGCAATTAGTTTTAATATCCGTACCAACATCACAAACATTCTACCCAAGGTAGATGGAGAGGCAACAGATGCCAGCAACGACCAAAGCTAAATATGCAAAGCCATTCGTAACAGGTAACGTGATCGTCAAGTGGTCACACCTTATGTCCCCAGACGACAAGTTCGGTAATCCAAACCATTCCGTAACTGTTGAGCTTACACCTGAGTTGCAGAAGCAACTTCAATCGTCTGTCAAAGAACTCGGTGGCAAGAAGATCAACGGCCTTAAGGACGCTGATGGAGTCAAGACCATCAAGTTCAAGAATGTCCTCAAGGCTAAGGAAGGCATCAAGACGTTCCCAGTCCTAGGCCCCGACACCAAGCCTTCGGATACCATTCCATTTGGTTCCGATGTAGTCAGGGTCAAGGTCACGCCCGCTCTCATCAGCCGTGACAATTCGGTTTCATTCTACATGGAGTCGATTCAGTTGATTGAGCGGAACTACGTTGGACAGAACTCAGACTTCAAGCCAGTAGATGGCGGCGACTCTGAAGTTCCATTCTAAGTAGGTGACTCATGCGGAGTTATAGGTTCCCAATAAATCCCGTTGCTGCATCACGCCCCCGCGTCAGCAAGTTCGGTGCATATTTTACTGGGCCTTATAAGAGGTTCCGCTCGGCGGCTGCTATTGTAATCAATAGAATCCTCGGGCGGAACTTCACTCCAATGAGTGGAAAACTTGCAGTCGATATCAAATGTTATGTAACAAGACCTAAATCAACCAAGCTAGAATATCCAAGAGCCGATGTAGACAACTACAGCAAGGCCATTCTAGATTCGTTGAATGGTAAGTTGTGGGATGATGACTCACAGATCATTGCTCTGTTCATTTCAAAGCAATGGGCTAACCCCGACGAAGAAGGATACTTTGTCGTGGAAATAGAGGAAGTCAAAGTTGAACATCGAAAAGTATCGTGAAATAGCGAGAGAAGAATTCTTTAATATCAATCAATATAGATCACACAACCATGTATCAATTATCTTACAAGATAATCGTATACTTGGTATTGGAATCAACAGGAGAAAGACCCATCCTCTAGCTGCCAAGTACGGCTACAGGAGCTGCGAACTCCACAGCGAACTCGATGCGCTACTGAAGGTTCCAAAGAACTATAGAGATAATGATCTTACCTTGCTTAACTTCAGGTTTGGTCCAAAGGGAGATATGAAATTAGCCAAGCCTTGTAAACTATGCTTGCCGTGGTGTATGGAAACGTTTGTTGAAATATACTACTCAGTCCCTCATGGACTCGTTCAATTGGATTATTAAGGTCAAGCTATTGGCTGGCGCCAACTGTGCCTAACATGTTCGCAGACATGTAAATAAAATGGTGGCATGGTGGGGGTTCGATTCCCCCAGATAGCTATACATGGTAGGGTGCCTGATAGATTTGGTAAAAGGTGGTCACTTATAATGGCCCTCATGTGGGTTCGACTCCCACCCCTACTACTATAATGGGCAGTGCGTTACTGCCCTGTTTTTGTCGCAAGGAGCAACAATGAAGCGAATGTCTGTTGAGATTGTTGTGCGTCGGGATATTGAAGAAACATATTCAATCAGGATTCCTGATGACGCAGAACCTAGGGATGTATTTGAATCAATTGAAAGTAATCCAAATTCACTGTGGCTTGACTACAATCCAGAGTTGATTGATTCATACGATCTTGAAGAAGTCGTAGTCGATGTAACCCGATTTGAGGCAGAGTAATGGAAGCTAGTTATGGATCTAGAGGATGACACACACATGAACACACACATTGGAACAACTACCGTGCAAGAAGTAATCAACGTACCTATTATGGTTTCACCTGAAATTTACAATCAGATTGCTGAGATGGTAATCAAGAAGTTGGAAGCTAACCCTGGCTACAGTAATCTTATTGATGCCAAGATTGATTCGTGGATGAGTCGTAACTTTGATCTCAGTGATTATAACACTGATGGAATTAAGGATGACATTCTTGATGCGGTTCGATACGATCTTCGTAACAGCATCCGCGCTGAAGTCGAGATCTTTGTAGACTAAGGAGCAACAATGAAGAAGACAATTATGAACAAGTGGGTTAAGGCTCTTCGCTCTGGCAAGTACAAGCAGGGTCGTGAGAAGCTTTGTACTGTAAATGGCACAACAGGCAACGAGTCCTATTGTTGCCTCGGTGTCCTTACCGATCTTTATCTACAGGATCGTAAGCGACAGAAGAAGGGTCCTAATATCAAGTTCTTCCATATCTATACAAAGGAAGACATGGACCACGATTGTAACTTTTCTAAGTGGGAGATTGATGGAGAAGATGGTTGTCTTCCTCCTGAAGTAGCAGAGTGGGCTGGATTCAATACGGCTACTGATGACTATAAGACTGGTTGCTTTAATAACGGTAAGACCGAGATTGATCTTGCCATGCTTAACGATGGTGGCCTTGATCCCATGGATGTAAACAAGACTACTAAGCCTAAGTCATTCAAGCAGATTGCTGCCGTAATCGAAAAGAACTACGAGCACATCTAACAGGTTGGGGTGCAGCCATGTAGGAAATGGCAGAGGTGACAAGCCTTGTCCTAGCATAGAAGCTAGACAACTCAGTGCAAATCTGAGCATCCCGCTTTGTTTCCATAGCTCAACTGGATAGAGCAACAGCCTTCTAAGCTGTAGGTTGCTGGTTCGATTCCAGCTGGAAACGTTAAAGGAGGATTATAAATGGATTATCACGATATCGAAGATCTTGAAATTAAACTAGAAATTCTTGAGGAACGTATTTACAATGCCTCTATGCTCTTGGCTGATTGGGATGGTTACTATAATTCCAAAACTAAACAAGGCAATACAGAAGAACTTGCTAAGTTAATTGAAGAGGCATACATAGTACTTCAAGGAAGGAGTTGGCGTGATCAAGAAAATTAACAATCGTTATGGTGAACCAAGGTACATCACCAATCATGGTGGTGGTTGGTTTACAATTGAAGGTAAGTCAAAGTTCTATCGTGGTGGTGGACATCCAGACCTAGAGTATCTAGACTTTGAGGGTGGTCCATTTCTACAGGTAGATTCTGAATCTGAATGGGGTATTATCCGTGAACTGATCTCGGAACCCACTGAGTCAGGTTATTTCAAAGTACGTTTTAGAACAGGAGATTAAGTATGGAACTTTTTAATTTAGTTATTTCAGTTGGTAGTTTCCTAGGTGTTTGTGCATTCCTTGCTATGGCTTGGAACCATAGTAAGTTAATTAAAGAGATGCAAAATGAAATCAATAACAACATGGATGCATGTAACACTAAACTACGTCAATCAGAAAATAATTGTGACCGCTTAGCTGCATGGCGTAATGAACTAATGAAGAAGAAGTACGATGATCTTTGCGATTCACAAAGCAAGCTAGATCGTCGTGTATGCGATCTGACTAGTACTATGTGGAACATTGATGGTAAGATGCAAACTCTAGATCCATATATCAAGCGCATTCATCTCAAGCATTTGATCAAGACTAGTGGTTCAATCAACAAGGATGCTATCAAGCAACTAAAGGAAATTGAGAATGAACTCAAGTGAACTCATTACCCTGCTACAAAATGCACTTGACACTACGCCCCGTAGTGATTACCACTCTGGCTTTACCGCCAAAGAAATTCACCGTAAGTGTCTTGTACACATTCAACTCCTGGATCAAGAGAACACCACGCTAAGGGAGATGCTTGAGAACTGCAAAGATACCAAGACATACTATCTAGGCTGGGGCAAGGGAAAGGACGAGTAGTCATGGATATGGCTGAAAAGGATCAAATACTTTATGATCAAGGCTATAGGTTATGTAAGTTGTGTAATTGTTGGGACTATCCTGTCAACCATCACAACGATTGTCGCATCTGTGCAACAGCGCAATATGGCGACTGAAGCAAATTACTGGAACAACTATTTCAAGACTCACCACAAGTGAGTCCCTTGGCTTCGTGGCGGAATAGGCATACGCAGCGGACTTAAAATCCGTAGCCGCAAGGCGTGGGGGTTCAAGTCCCCCCGAAGCTATTCGGGTGTGGTGTAATGGTAGCACCAGAGATTTTGGTCCTCTTTGTCTTGGTTCGAATCCAAGCACCCGAGTACGCCCCTATAGCTCAGCTGGTAGAGCAACCGACTTTTAATCGGTTGGTCGCAGGTTCGATCCCTGCTGGGGGCATTGTTTAAATCCTGCATTGAAACTCTAATATAGGAAGAATATGGAAACAGAATCCAAAGTAGTAAGTCGTAAGCGTTGCCCTAAGTGTGCAGCGCAAGGCAATGACACGTCAGGAAACAACCTAGCCGTCTATGATGACGGACATAGCTACTGCTATGCTTGTGAATTTTATGTAAGAGGTAACAAACCAATGGAAACAATCGTAGAGGAAACACCCGTATATGCCACAGAAAAGTTTCGTAGTGGTGAGATCCAGGCTCTACCACACCGACGAATTAACGAGAAGACTGCTAGACAGTATGGATATGCAACCACTGCCAACGGAGCAGAGGTTGAGAACTTCTACAGTGCGGATGGTACACTACAGGCTCAACATATTCGATACGAAGGCAAGAAGTTCGCATGGATTGGAGACACGTCCAACCTACAGTTCTATGGTCAAAACCTGTTTCCTAGTGGTGGCAAGAGGATTCTCATTACCGAGGGAGCCATTGACTGTCTCACTATGGCCCAACTCTTTGAAAACAAATACCCAGTTGTCTCCATCCCCAACGGAGTCAACTCAGCTGTACGATGTGTAAAGGATAATTATGATTATCTTTCCTCGTTTGAAACCATCGTACTCTGCTTCGACATGGACGATCCAGGGCAGAAGGCAGCACGGGATGTGGCTGAAATTCTGCCTCCTGGGAAAGTCAAGATCATGTCTCTCCCACGCAAGGATCCCAATGAGATGCTTGTACATGCCGAGGCTGCACAACTCCTGCAAGCCTACTGGAATGCCAAGACGTACTCACCCGATAGTATCCTTCATGTCAGTCAAGTGGTATCTGAGAATGAGAATTCATCCGTTCAGGTATACGAGTATCCGTGGGACTCACTAACTACATTCATGATCGGTCAGGACTCTGGCCGTCTTAACCTGTGGACTAGTGCCACTGGTCACGGTAAGTCCACTATCATCAGAGAACTAATCTCAGACCACCTTAATCATGGTCGCGCCGTAGGTGCTGTCTTCCTAGAAGAATCACCTGAGCAAACTGTAGATGATTTGATCTCATCAAAGATTGGTAAGCCAGTCCGTAAAATCATGTCTCAGCGTCAGCTTAATGAACTGCGAAAGGCTAATAACAAGTCTATCGTTGACATGGTAGAGGACAATCTAACCGAGGAGGAGTATGCTGAAGCAAAGACCTATATTAGTTCTAAGCCTCTTTATCTTTATGATCATATCGGTAATGCTAATATTAACAATATCATTAATCGCCTTGAGTACATGGCTGTTGGTCTGGATTGCAAAGTCATATTCCTTGACCACATCACTCTGCTTGGTAATATGCTATTGTCTAGTGGTTCTGATTTCGGTAATGATGAGAGACTTGTTCTTGACTCGGTAATGAAAAAGCTTCGTGAGCTAGTCGAGCGCACTGGTGTTACACTCCATGTCATTGCTCATATCAAGAAGACTGACAAGAACGTAGACGAAGGTGATCGAATCAACCTCAATGATCTTCGTGGCTCAGGTTCTCTTGCTCAGATTGCAGATAATGTCTTTGCACTTGAGCGCAATGCCCAGCACCCAGACCCAGCAACTGCCAACACAACCAATGTACGAGTCCTCAAGAATCGTAAGGGTGGTCGTAGAGGTATTGCTACGGCTCTGTTCTACAACGACCAGACATCCAAGCTTATGGATATCCCATTCGTAATTACTCCCGAAGGAGAGGTGCTTTATAGATACGATCAGATTAGCGTTTGACATTGAAGCCAATGGTCTTAATGAAGTGGTTGCTGGCAAGAAGGATACCTACTTGCAAGAGGCTACAAAGATTTGGTGTATGTCAATCTACAACATTGACACAAAGGAACTCTTGCTGTTTGAGCAGGACAACCTAAGCGATGGTATCCAGATGCTGCGTGATGCAGACTTGATCATCGGTCATAACATCTATGCTTTTGACATTCCGTTGATCGAAAGACTACATGGTTCCTTGAATAAGAAACCAGAACAAGTCATGGATACTTTGATCCTGTCTCGTCTTGTGTATGGTGACAATCCACCAACAACAGATCAATCACATTCACTGATGGCTTGGGGTCAGCACCTAGGTCACAGTAAGATTGATTATCAGGGTGGTTGGGATAACTATACGGCAGAGATGGGCAAGTATTGTCTACAGGATTCCGTTGTAACTGCAAAGATATGGGAACACTTTGAGAAGCAAGACTATATGAATCAATACAGTCGTGCTGTCAGAATGGAACATGTCGTTGCAGATATGATCAAGCGTCAGGTTGAGGCTGGCTTTAGCTTTGACCTAGACAAAGCCGAAGCACTAGAGATGGAGTTGCTGATTGAGAAATCACAAATCGAAGATGAGATGCGAAGAATCTTTCCAGACAAGATCATTGTTAGACATTCTGAGAAAACAGGAAAGCGACTCAAAGATAAAGTCGAAGTCTTCAATCCAGGTTCTAGACAACAAATCGCAGAACGTCTTACAGAAAAGTATGGCTGGGAACCAACTACCACCGACAAGGGAAACCCCAAGGTGGACCATGAAGTTCTATCTAACCTAGACTATCCAGAGGCCAAGACCCTATGCAAGTATTTCGATCTCATTAAACTAATGAGTCAGGTATCTGATTGGGTAGGTCGTGCCAAGGTAAGCCGTGACAAACGAATCCATTCATACATCAATACTCTTGGTGCCGTGACTGGTCGCATGTCAAGCAAGGAACCTAACATCCAGCAAGTACACTCTGATCCCAGAGCAAGAGCATTGTTTGTTCCTAGGTCTGGTTGGGTATTGGTTGGCTCCGATCTCAAGGGTCTAGAGCTAAGAATGCTTGCACATTATCTGTATCCATTCGACAACGGAACCTATGCCAAGGAAGTTTGTGAAGGTGATATCCACACTCACAACCAGAAGGCTATGGAACTAGACTCTAGGAACACAGCCAAGACTGGTATCTACTGCTTCCTATATGGTGGTGGTGATGAAAAGTTTGCAAAGACAATTGGTGCTTCTGTCTACAAGGCAAAGCAAACCAAAAACAAACTACTAAGCAACATCCCTGGACTCAAAAAGTTGATTGAGAATTGTCGATTCGATACCTTAGACAAAGGCTATGTCAAGCCATTCAACTGGCGGCCTGTCTATGTCCGTAAGGAACATGCTGCTCTGAATACCCTACTACAATCCTCTGGTGCTCACATTGCCAAGGCTTGGGCTTGTGTTGCAGATCAAAGACTACGGATGGAGATTGGTCAAGATAAGTTTAACTGGGTTGCCTCGGTGCATGACGAACTACAAGTAGAATGTCATCCTGATGTAGCTAACAAAGTCGGTAAGATCCTCTGCGAATCTGCAACTACTGCTGGTGAATTACTACGCAGCAACTGCAAGATCGAAGCAGAATTTAAAGTAGGTAACAACTGGTCGGAGACACACTAATGCCAAGAAATTATGACGACGAATACAAGAAGTTTCAATCATCTGAAAAATCCAAGAAGGACCGAGCCCATCGGAACAAGGTACGCCGCAAGGCTACTAGGGATGGTAAGGTTCGCAAGGGAGATGGCAAGGACATTGACCATGTAGATGGCAATCCTAGAAACAACTCCCCTAAGAACCTACGGGTTGTTAGCAAGTCTAAGAATCGAGCCAAGAAGTGACTGATCCAGTTTCATTTATGCGCCAAGTAAACGAGTTTATAGCTTCTAATCCAAATCATCCTGTGGTTGTAGAATACAATCGTGGTGAAGTAGGACTAGGTTATATCATCCGTCACTGGCAGGAGATTCATAATGAGAATTATTCAGATTAGTGGTAAGGGTCGGGTGGGTAAAACCACCCTTGCCCATTTAATTGCCAAGCATGCATTTGATCTTGGCTATATCCCTGTCATGCTACCATTTGCAGATGGTATCAAAAAGCTAGCAACAGCACAAGGCATTACCAAGGAAGGTGACTCTTCTGCCTACCGTGATTTCTGTCAGAATATCGGTGCCAGCAAGCGAGCAGAGGATCCTGATTACTGGGTAACTAAAGCTTACGAAACAATCCAGGAATACATGATCAAAGAAATTGACAACAAGATTGCCAAGAAATCCAACTACGAGTATGTCATTATTCAAGATGATGTACGTTACATGAACGAACTTGCGTTTGGTCGTGAACTCGTAGCTACTCAGATCTTCCTATCTCAAGGTACTCGTAAACTTAACGAGCACAATGCCGAGTGGCGTAGCCACGAAAGCGAAGCAATGTCAAATCAAATTGAAAAGGACATGTTGATTCCAGCTAAGCAAGAAGATGCAGAGGAAGCCTTTGACATCATCATCAATAACGATGGTGATCTAGAAGAACTAGAACATATTGTAAAGCAAGCCCTGAAGTATTGGCTTGATCTTGGTTATCTGGAACTGGAGGAATATAATGAAGATGCCGACAACAGCAATCCTTGATGGAGACATCATTGCTTATCGGGCTGCCTTCTGGGCAGATGCCGAAGGTATTGAAGAACTTCCTGGTCGTATCAATCAAGACATCAAGAACTGGACGCCACATGGTGTAGATACCGTCTACATTGCCATGTCCTGTCCTCGTAATAAGAACTTTAGGAGAATGTTTTGGCCAGCGTACAAGAAGCACAGAGAGGATTTCAAGTCACCAGAGTCAATGCCTGTTGCACTAGAGACTATCTACGATGTAGAAAGTACAACAGTCAGGTGTGTCAACAACCTAGAGGCAGACGATCTTATTGGAATGCTGGTGTCGTCAGGTCAGGCTGTTGGTATAACTGTAGACAAGGATCTCAGACAGATTCCTGGGTGGCATTGGAATCCCGACAAGGAATCAGAACCAGTCCTGGTATCTGGAGAAGAGGCCGATAAGTATTTCTACCAGCAATGGATGACTGGAGATACTACTGATAATATCTGGGGTCTTTGGAAGGTAGGTCCTGCCAAGGCTAAGAAGTTCCTAGATAACAATCCCAAGGAAGAATGGGATCAAAAAATTATAGATATGTACCAAGAGGAAGACTGGTCAAAACGACCAGAAGAGAAAAGACCTGTTGATATGTATCGTAAAGACTTTGCCCTAGCCCAAGCTAGGTGCGTTCGTATCCTTCGTCATGGTGACTATGACAAGGAAAGTAATACAATCAACCTGTGGTGTCCAAATAACCACGGAGTTAGAAACATTTTGGACTTAGACAAGGGAGTAATAAATGAGCAAAGTATTTGAAGATTTCGTAGCAGTGGATAAGTATTGTCGCTGGCTACCAGATCAGAATCGTAGAGAGACTTGGGAAGAAGCCGTGGATCGTTACTTTGATTATCTAATCAAACGGTTGGATATCACATCCAAGGTTCCCCTAGAAGAAATGAAGGAGATTGGTGCTGCCCGTGAGATGATGAAGAATCGTCAACTTTTCGGGTCAATGCGAGCACTAATGACTGCTGGTCCTGCACTAGACAAGGATGATGTAGCTGCCTATAACTGTTGTTATGTAGCCGTCCAGTCCACTCAGGACCTATCCAATATCCTGTATACCCTAGCTTGTGGTACTGGTGTTGGATTCTCGGTAGAAAAGAAGAATGTTCAACAACTACCTACGGTTCATGACACAATCGTAAAGACAGATCGGTCTATTGTTGTAGAAGATTCTCGGGAAGGGTGGGCAAATGCCTATCGACAGTTCGTTGATAACCTATACAATGGTCATCATTTGACTGTAGATACCAGCCAGATCCGCCCCTCAGGAGCCAGACTAAAGACCTTTGGTGGTCGAGCCTCTGGTCCTGAACCATTTATCAGACTAATCAAGTTCACGGCAAATGTATTCTACGAGGCTCGGGGCCGCAAACTCAAGCCAATTGAAGTACACGATCTTGTTTGTCAGATTGCCGACTCAATCATCTCGGGTGGTGTACGCCGCTCGGCTCTGATTAGTCTGTCGGACTTGTCTGATTACGAGATGGCACATGCTAAGAGTGGCCCCTGGTGGGAAAAGGAAGGTCATAGAGCCCTAGCTAATAACTCAGCTGTCTATGAATCCAAGCCAGACATGGGTTCTTTCATGCACGAATGGTCATCGTTGTACAATTCCCGCTCAGGCGAACGTGGCATCTGCAACAGAGAGGCTATGCGTATGATTGCCAAGCGTGCTGGACGAGAAACAGAGTTTGAGTTTGGAACCAATCCATGCTCTGAGATTATCCTCAGGCCAAATCAATTCTGCAATCTATCAACCATTGCTGTACGTCCTGATGATCAGGCACCACAGCTTATTGATAAGATTCGTCTTGCAACAATCCTTGGTACTTTACAAAGTGCGTTGACTAACTTTACCTACTTTGCATCAAACAATAATCCTTCTTTTAAGAACAACTGTGAAGAAGAACGTTTGCTTGGTGTATCAATGACTGGTATCTTCGATAACAATCTAACGAATGGTGGCAATGGTCCAGAAGAACTACAGAAACTACTTGGTGCTCTTAAATTCGTTGCTCGTAAGGTCAATGAAAAATGGGCTGGATATCTTGGTATCAATCCATCCAAGTCTATTACCTGTATTAAACCAGAAGGTACCACTTCCTGTGTAGCAGGAACTGCATCTGGTTTACATCCACGCTATAGCAAGTTCTATATCCGTCGAATTAGAATGGATAAGAACTCACCTATGGCCAAGTTCATGATTGATTCTGGTGTACCAAGCGAGCCCTGTGTAATGAAGCCTGATCATACCCTGATCTTCTCATTCCCAATCAAGGCTGACTTTGGTATTACCGAAGAGCAGATCAATGCAATTGGACATCTCAATCTGTGGCTAGCATACCAAGCATGGTACTGCGATCACAAGCCAAGCATTACTGTAAACTATACTGACAACGACTTTATGCATATTGGTGGTTGGTTATGGAAGCACTGGGACATGGTGTCTGGCATTTCTTTCTTGCCGAAGGATAACCATGTATATCAGCAAGCACCATTCGAAGCAATCACCGAAGAGCAGTACAATAAGCTGAACGATGCTATGCCGACTAACGTTAATTTTAATCTCCTGTCCAACTACGAGACAGAAGATGGTACTACTAATGCCCGTGCGCTAGCATGTACAGCCAATGGCTGCGAAATTACATAAGGAGTTTTCAATGTCAACGATGTATATTGAATCCGAATATGACATGGATCAGGCGCTAGCCGAAACTATGAAACTAGTTAGGCTGAAGAACTGTACATTGAATGTCGGTTTTAATAACATGGCGATGGTTGGAATCTTTTTAGATAATCTAAAAGAGCAATTAATAGAAAACAAAATAGAACCAGGTGAGAAAGATTTCCACCTTAACATCATGGTAAAATCAAATGAACAAGCTTGACTTATTACTACGAAAGTGGAAGGCGGGGTCCGTAAAGGACCCTGACCTTTCCCTTTGTTTAGCGTATATCCACAAAGTAGAAATGGATAAAATGAATGAAAGAGAACCTGTACATTCGGAAGGAACTGATCCAGTATCTGGAGAAGACCATAACCCTAAGCCCAAACGACTTAAAGCTAAAGGACTATGAGCGTGGCTTTAAGGCTGGTCAATTGGAAGTTCTGGCAAAACTAAAATCATTATTAGATCAGCAAGAAAAGGGAGGCTAAATGAAAAAGGGAAGTGGAGCTCCACAAGTTAATGTCCAACAGGAAATGGAAAGACAAGAACAAATGATGCAAAGGCAAATGGCTTTGCAACAACAATATCAAAGAGAAGCTGAAGATCGTATGCGCGTAGAGCGTGAACGAGAGCGTGTTGCTGAACTCACTAGACGCAGAGAAGCCGCTACCGAAAAGGCAAATGAACTGCAAAGAGAAGAGCAACAAGAAGCCGCGGTCTTCCAAGAAATGCAAGGCCAATCCACAAAAGAAGTCAGTGAATTCGGTGGTGGATTCAATCTTGCCATGCCTACAATTGAAAGACCTGGTTACGAAGGTTTAGATAGACCACTATAAGGAGAGACAATGAACGCTGAAAAGACCATTAAAGATCGCTGGTGGACACTCAATGCAAAGAGAGAGTCCAAACTGAACAAGGCTAGGGCCTGTTCAGCACTAACCGTACCTACGTTACTGCCATACCAAAGCCTGACTGGAGAGGATAATCTGTTTCAGACTTACTCTTCTGTTCAATCCCGAGGCGTTACATCCCTAGCCAGCAAGATCCTTAGTGTTCTTATTCCCCTAAACGATACTCCATTCTTTACATTTGGTCTTAAGAATGGTCGAGAACCAACTCCAGAGATTGCAGAGTATCTAAGCAAGTTGTCTTTCCAGGTCTATAGAAAATTAATTTCAAACAATCTTCGTGAGATTTCCTATCTTGCAATGCAACATCTCATTGTCGTGGGAGATGTGCTGATCGTAATGGAGAATGATTATTCTTTCCGAGTAATTCGTTTAGATCAGTTTGTAGTACGACGTGATGTAAACGGCTCTGTAAAGGAATTCATCTATCTTGAATTCATTTCCCCTAGCAATGAGGAGCCAGCCAGTGCCTATGACTTCCTTTCGGGCGAGGAAAAACAAACAGGTTTTAAGACAGTATATATCCGAGTCTTCCAGAATGAAGACCAACTCTGGGAAGTCCACAAAGAACTTGAAGGAGAAATCATCGACAAGGGTTTCTACAGTGTTCTTCCTTATGTGCTTCTTCGTTGGGCTAGTGTTGCTGGCGAAGACTATGGTAGAGGTCACGTCGAGGATATTTATTCAGATATTCGTACCCTAGAATCCTATAGCCGTGCCATGATTCAAGGTATGGCAGCGGGTTCTACATTCTTCATGGGTGTAGATCCAGCTGGCATTACCGAGATTGACGATCTCTCAGGCGCACAGAATGGTCAATGGGTAGGTGCTAGAAAGCAGGATGTGTTTGTTATTACCCCAGGTGAGACAATCAATCCACAACTACAGGCTTGTGCCTCAGCCGTAGACGCAATGCGTAAAGAGGTAGGCCAAGGCTTCTTATTGCAAACAGCAGCCATGCCTACAGGAGATCGTGTCACAGCCACAGCCGTAAGAGCCGTAGGTAACGAACTAGAAACAATCCTAGGTGGTACCTTCTCTGCTATTGCTAGAGACTTTATGGTTCCAATTATCCGTAGAACAATCTACTTAATGATTGAAAACAATGAGATTGATCAACGCATGGCAGATCAGTTTGACGAGGACAATGGCATCCTTAATATCGAAATCCTTACGGGTCTTCAATCCCTTAGCCGTGAATCAGACATCACCAAGTTGCTCCAGATGGGTGAGATGGTTCGCAATCTTCCACCAGAAGCTGCTTCTTCCTTCAAGTGGGAGTCTTATGCTAGAGCCCTGATCACGGCTATGGGTTTTGATGCCAACAACTGGGTCCGTAGTGCAGAAGAACTACGCAAGGAAAAGATGGAAATGGCCAAGGCTCAACAACAAATGGAAATGCAGAAGATGTTTGCTGGTGCTGCTGCTCAGGCTATGGGCGGTGCTGCTCAACAAGACCTAATGAATACTGGTGGTGTAAACATTCCACCAGAACTCAGTCAGCAAGCAATGCAGATGCTAGGAGGACAACCCAATGGCTAAAAGACCTGATAAGAAATCAATGCCCTGCAATAAACCAAGAGCCTCTACTTCAGCTGGCAAGAAGAAGATGGTTAAGGCGTGTGCCAATGGACAAGAAAAGATTATCCACTTTGGAGCAAAAGGTTATGGTCACAACTATAGTTCGGAAGCTCGTAAGTCTTTCAAAGCACGGCATAATTGCGACTCTGCGGATAATAAACTAAGTGCTAAATACTGGGCCTGTAAGAATCTTTGGGCGGGGCCTGGTGGTTCAAAGGCGTCCTGTCCCAAGGGTAGAAAGTGTAAGGGATGACTGATAAGAAACAATCAGCAGTCGCAAGACGACTTGCTGATACAAAGGTAGCCCCACTTTATCGAGCCCAAGAAACACAACTTGAAGAATTAAAAACTCAAGTTAATAAACACGAAAGTACATTAATATCTTTAAATAGTTATTCTGTTGCATTAGATCAATCTATTAGCAAAGATAAAGATAATATTACAGATTTAATTACTAGAACCGATAAGTTAGAAATATATACTACACTAGAACAAGGCACGTTAGCTGGTAGATGGTCATCATCTGGCACTGGTTATCAACAACCCGTGTCAATTGGGTACGGCCTAAAGCTAAGTAATGGTGGTGTACTAAGTGCTGCAACAAACCAAGTGGCAGATGCTACGTTGTCAATTACAGCTGGCAACGGCTTGCTTGGTGGTGGCGACCTAACACAAAACAGAACAATATCTGTAAACTTTGCTGCAAACGGTGAAGTTAGTTCTTCAAAGGCAGTAAGGGCAGACGACTCTAGATTAACTGGGTCAACCACCAGTACTGGATTATTTGATATTGATGGGGGAGATTCAGGAACCTATACTGGTAATCCTATATTAGATGGGGGAGGTGCTTAATGCCCTATACAATTAGAGTTCGTAGAGATACTGCAAGTAACTGGACTACAGCAAATCCTATACTGGCTCTTGGAGAAATTGGATATGATGTAACAAATGATAAATTAAAAGTGGGTAATGGTATTGCAACATGGAGTGGCTTAACTTATCTGGATGCAGATCCATCAACACACTTTCATTCGTTAGCAGACCTATCGGATTTTCAAGTAACAAATCCTGTAACTGGTCAAGTTTTTAGATATTCTGGAACCAAGTGGGTGAACGATGCACCCGAGAACCTTACCGATGGTGGTAACTTTTAAAGGAGAGAAATAATGGCAAATACACTTAGAATCAAACGAAGAGCTTCTGGTAATGCTGGAGCACCTACATCACTGGAGAACGCAGAGTTAGCATTTAACGAAGTAGATATGATCCTTTACTATGGTAAAGGCACAGGTGGTGCTGGCGGAACCGCAACAACCATTGAGGCTATTGGCGGTACTGGTGCATTTGTTGGTCTTTCTGGTACACAGACAATTACTGGTAACAAAACATTCAGTGGTACTGTTGCATTAGGTTCTAGTGCTACTGCTACTACTCAAGCAACCTCTGATAACTCAACAGCCGTTGCTACTACAGCCTTCGTAAAGGCTCTGAATTTAGGTGCTGGTACGGTAACAAGTGTTGGTCTATCTCTCCCCAACATTTTTACAATTAGCAACAGTCCAGTTACAACCACTGGTACTCTGACAGCAACCCTTGCTTCTCAAACTGCTAATAATGTTTTTGCCGCACCAAACGGTAGTGCTGGCACACCAACATTTAGAGCCTTGGTAGCCGCTGATATTCCTACTCTTGCTGCAAACAAGATCTCTGACTTTGATACTCAAGTAAGAACAAATCGTTTAGATCAAATGGCACAGCCAACAGCTGATGTTCCATTCAATAGTCGTAAGATTACTGGTCTTGCTGATCCTACACAGAATCAAGATGCTGCAACCAAGGCATATGTAGATACCGTATCACAAGGCATCCATACCCACACTTCAGCTAGACTTGCTACCGCAGCAGCTTTACCAACATCAACCTATTCCAATGGTAGCAGTGGTATTAATGCAACTATTACTGGTACATCTAATGGTGCTCTTTCTGTAGATGGTGTTGCCGTAGCAGTTGATGATCGAATTCTGGTTAAGAATCAAGCCAATGCATTTGAAAACGGTATGTATGTTGTTACTGCTACTGGTGGAGCCAGTGCAGTATTCGTACTAACCCGTGCTACCGACATGAATCAAGATACTGAATTTCCTGGTTCATTTGAATTCGTAGAAGAAGGTACAGTTAATGCTGACAACGGTTATGTAGTTACTACAAACCTTCCAATTACTATCGGTACTACAGCTATTACTTGGACTCAGTTCTCTGGTGCTGGTCAGATTACAGCTGGTAATGGTCTAGTTAAGTCAGGTAATACAATTGATGTAGCTACGGCTAATGTCAATAGAATTGTTGTCAATGCCGATAGTATTGACCTAGCAACTACAGGTGTTTCAGCGGCTGTTTACAAGTCAGTAAGCGTTGATATATATGGTCGTGTAACTGCTGGTACTAATCCAACTACACTTAGCGGATATGGTATTACTGATGCGTTGTCTACTAGTTCTACATCTACGCAAAACATATATGGTAGACCTTTTATTTATGATGAAGGTTTATCCTCAATTGGTCAATACTTACAAATCATTAACGGTAGTGACTTAACTGCTGCTAGAATCTTAACACTTGATGTTAATGATGCTAATAGAACTATTACTCTCAGTGGTAACTTAACTGTTAGCTCGGCTGCCACCATCAGTGGTACCAACACAGGCGACCAGACAATTACCTTAACAGGAGATGTGACTGGTTCTGGTACTGGATCGTTTACAACCACCCTAGCCAACTCAGGCGTAACCGCTGGTACCTATAAGTCCGTCACAGTCAATGCCAAGGGTCTAGTAACAGCAGGAACTAATCCAACAACCCTAGCTGGATATGGCATTGTAGACGCCCAAGCTCTTGATGCTACCTTAACTGCCTTAGCTGGCGTAAGTACTTCAGCTAATACCCTTATCTATGCTACAGCTTCTGATACCTTTACTACTACTAGCTTTACTGCATTTGGTCGTAGCTTAGTAGATGATGCAGATGCTTCGGCTGGTAGAACCACCTTAGGTCTTGGTACAATGGCAACTCAAAATGCCAACAGTGTTGCGATTACTGGTGGTACAATTGACGGTATTACTTTTGATGGAGGTTCATTCTAATGGCAGTAACATTGCTTCATAAACGCAGTGGAACTAATGGAGCGGTACCAACTACTGGTAACTTAAGTTTAGGCGAAATTGCAATTAATACCAGAAATGCTAAACTATTTATTAGAGATTTTGCAAGTAATATTATTCACTTTTGTCCTCTTAATGATGGAGACAAAGGTGACATTACTGTTAGCAATAGTGGTCAGACATTTACAATTGATTCAGGCGTTGTAACCGTAGCTAAGTTATCGGCTACAGGTACAGCAAATAATACAACATTTTTAAGAGGCGATGGAGCATGGGCTACCCCTAGCGGTGGTGGCGGATCTCTAGATGAAGAAACAACATCGTTATTGTCTCTTACAAGACTTTCATTAGGGATTATTTAATATGGCAACATCAGCACAATTTACAGCACAGCCAATTATAGATGTAAATCAAATTTCTACAGCAAATACAAATAGAAACGGAAGCGGAACAATGGTTACAGTCGCTGCTGGTCCAGCAACGGCAGCAGCAAATGGAGTTGGTAAACGAATTAACCGTGTTGTAATACACGCTAGAGATTCAAATGTTGCAAACCTAATTCGTTTCTTTATTTCTGTAGATAATGGTACCACTAACAATCTAATTTTAGAAAAATATTTAGTAGCTAATACCGCAAATGCTGGTAATCCTGCTACAAGAATTGAAGTTCCAGAACTTAGTGGATTGATTTTACCAGGTGGAAATACAGTTCTTCTTCGTGCTGCAACACACAACGCAGAATCTTATGTTATTATGGTGGAGTCAGGTTTACTATGAATCCTGGATTTAATGGATTTCCTATACAGACATCTGATATTATAAGTGTTGCAGAGTTTGATTATACTGGTAATTATATTGTCCCAAAAAACACAAAAGCCCTTAGTATTTATTTAGTTGGGGCTGGTGGTGGTGCTGGTGGTGGAAGAAACTCTGCTTTAGGTACTGCTGCTTTTGGTGCAGGAGGAGGCGGTGGAGGAGTAGTAATACAAGGTTATTATCCACTAGTTCAACTTGGTTTACAAGAAAACGATGGTTTGTTAGTAGTTATTGGAAGAGGTGGTTCTGGCGGGACTGGTAGTTCAACTACTAATACTAACGGAACTATTGGTTCCCCAGGAGGTGCTAGTAGAATATTTAAAATTAGTAATTCATTTAACCATATAACCTCAAGTTCACAGGGTGTTTTATTTCAAGTTGGTGGTGGTTCTCAATCAAGTGGAGCTACAAATACTGGTGGTTTTGGTGCTGGTAACAACTCTAATCTTATAAACGGTATTCAAATAAGTCCTAACTTTTCTCCAAATGGAATTAGTGTTACAACAGCATCTACAAACATTCCAAGTTTTTTAAATTTTGCACTAAATGGTTTAGGTGGTGGTGGTATTAATACATCAGGAGTAGCTTGTCATAGTTTTAAAGTTAGAACACTTTCTAACGCATTTGGTATTCTTCAGTCAAACCCACTTTTAAACCATAGCTTTGTGGATTTTGGTTTTGTACCTGAACACACAAATGGTTTAGACGCTCGACAGATTATTTCAGGATCTCCAGGAACTACAATGTGGGGTGGTAAATATGGTTATGGTTGGTTTGGTGGAGGAGGCGGTGGAGGATCAACTGCCAATGCTGGTAATGGTGGAGATGGCTGGCGTGGTTCTGGCGGCGGTGGCGGTGGTGGATGTTTAGCTGGTTTTAAAGCTGGAGATGGTGGAAAAGGAGGAAATGGGTATTGTTTAATAATCGCCCATGCTTAATATGAATTACGGAATAATTGAAAACAACATTCTTCAAACAATTGTAGTTGCTAATACACCTACTATCTTTCCATTTCCTGTTGTAGAAATATTTGATAATGAAGATGCACAAATAGGTCAGGTATTTAATCCCGAAGGTAATCCAAGATTTACTGGAACACCATATAAACCACCACAATCTTGGACTGCATACCAATTCTTGCTTAGGTTTACAACCGAAGAACGTGCAGCATTCCGTGCTGCTGCTTTGACAGATCCAAATGTTGCTGATTTCCAGCAACTAGCTCAGGCTGCCCAAGAAGTAATTAGCAATGACCCTATGACTGTGGCTGGTATGAACTATTTAGTTAGTGTCAATCTGCTAACAGAACAACGTAAAAACGAAATACTAGGATTAACATGATTGATATTATACTTAGTTGCATTACTCCTGTTGTAATTGGTCAAACCGTAGACGTTCAGGTATTGGTTCAGGCTAACAATCAAACTAGAATCACATCATGTGATCTTGTGTTTGGGTGGGATACCACTAAACTAGAGTTTGTTGGTATTGATAATTCTAATATCCTAGAACCATTAGCATCTTTTTTACCCCAAGGTAACTGGGACTTCTATGGAATCAATGAAACTATTCCACCAGCAGACGGCAATGGTCTGTATTACTGGCTAGCCCCCTTGACTGGAATTCCTGTGTACATTACTCAACAACCAAGTCTTTTGACTACTTTACGGTTTAAAGTATTGCCAAACTATACTCCAACTTCTGTAGATATTTTACCTGAGTTTACTGTATTTCATACGGCAGAAACCGTAATTTATGGTTCAGATGTACCTGGAATAAATGTTACTGGTACACTTACCAATGCTCCAGTCAATCCAGTTATGGGTGATTTTGATTATAATGGTTTGGTTGGTTCCCAAGACATGGCTATGCTATTAGTCAACTGGGGATCTATTACACTTGGACCTAACCCATACGATTTAGATAAAGATGGTCAAGTAGGATCTGGTGATCTATCTTTACTATTAGCAAGTTGGGGTTAATATGACAAACAAGAAAAATTGGATTAAAGATGCAATCAAAAGACCAGGTGCTTTGACTAAGAAAGCCAAGGCAGCTGGTAAATCCATATCCTCATATTGCAAGGGTGGCAAGTTAACTACCCAGACCAAGCGTCAATGCAATCTAGCAAAGACCCTCAAGGGTTTCAACAAATAACCTAGGAGTTAGAATCTATGCCTAAGGATGCATGTTACAATAAAGTTATGAGGGCATATGGTGGTAAGCATAGTGCTTACGCCTCAGGTGCTATGGTCAAATGCCGTAAGGTAGGGGCCAACAACTGGGGTAACAAGACCAAGAAAGGAGGCAAGTCAAATGCCAAAAGTAGGTAAGAAATCATTCCCTTACACAGCCAAGGGCAAGGCCGATGCAAAGGTCGCTGCTAAGAAGACTGGTAAGAAGATGTCCATGAAGAAGGGCATGAAGTAATGGCAGACTTTTCCTTAGAAAAAAAGGAAGGTCTGCATGGTTGGTTCAAGCGGAACAATGGTAAGGGCTGGGTTAACTGTAAGACGGGCGGGCCATGTGGTCGTAAGTCTGCCAAGTCTGGAGGCTCTTATCCCGCTTGTAGACCAACCAAGGCGCAATGCACAAGCAAAGGTGTCAAAGCAAAGAAAAGTTCCAAACCAGTATCTTGGGAATCCAAGAAGAAAGGTACAAAGAAATGAAAAAGAAATCGTCTTCTAAAAAGAAATCCAAGATGTCCTGCGGATGTGGAGGTAAGAAATGAGTATTGATCACAAGCTGTACTACCAAATTATTAGTGTAGTTACGTTAAGTACAACAGCCCATGCAACCTTACCAGCAGATGCAACTCATTTTATTTTTGAAGGAAATGATAAAAAAGATACCCATATAAATGTTGGCTTTAATGGAACATACAACCCCACAACTACTTCATGGACTGGTCGTTTGGAAGTTGGAGTAGCTCCTGGACAAATCTATCCACTACAGGGTACTGGCTATGTACCAAAAATATCCGCAACAGGTTCAACTGGTGTTCATGCTAATAAAATAGCTTGCTTTAAAGTAGTTGCTATCTAAGGAACTAATCTATGCCAGCCATAACTAAAGAACAAACACTTGCAATTCTTCGTGGTAACAGACTTTATAATTCCCTTAGTTTTCCATACACCTTTATTCCAAGTTTCACTAAATGGTCTGGTATAGCTTACAGCGATTTATTTAATCCAAATGGAATTGATTTAAGCCTTGCTACCAGCGGAACGTATCCTTTTGTACCAGGTACTGGTAATCCGACTCAACAAACATTCACGGGAATTGTTAATTCATCAGCAACAATCATTGATGATCTCACATCAACACCCGTATTAATTATTTATAATGGTGGAACAATAAATACCAGCTCTAATTTAGAAAGAGTTGAGTATGATTATCACAAAACTGGTGCAAAGCTAAGAAGCAAATTAAAATAAAGGAGAGAATAAATGTCCTATTCAATTGAAAATTGCGTTAAAGGATCCGTGTTAGCGGGTAAATTTATAGATAACTTAAAGTACGGAGATTCCCTAGAAATCATGGTTGTTGGAGATTCTAACTGCCACTATGGAGAACCCGCAACACAAGGTAACCTTGACTTTGGAGCTAGAGTATTCGGGTTAGCTGATGCTATTAGCAAAGTTCTAATTGATCAGGGTTATAATCTTTATGCTACTCCTTTATATCCCGTAGGTATTGGATCAAATGTGTTTAAGTCTGGGTTAGGATCTAGTGTTGGAACTGGTGACAATAGAGCAACTGCTGCTTCGGTTGGTACTGGTACTATTAGATTAAACAGAGATGTTAATACTTTAGCTGGTTATTTAGGTTCATCCTATAACTTTACCAATGCTGCTTTTAGTGCTTTACCAGATGACTTTACATTCTTTTATAATGAAATGTCTAAAGATAGACTAGCTACTAGTATTGGTACATTAAAGCAGGGATTCTATTCACACGATCCAAGTGCCGTAGCCCAACCAGCTTCTACTAATTGGTTTATGATGACTGCATCTAATACTTCAGCTCAAACTGGTAGAGTTGATAAACTAATGTTAGATGGTGATCCTTGGCTTTCGGCTTCTAAACTTGATAACAATACTTTGTATTTTAGACTTACACACTCAAGTACTCCAAACGGTGGGTCAATTAATCTTGCACTTACCAGAAATATTGGCGGTGGATTAACTAACGCTGGTGCAGCAAACCTTACATTTGCAGCTAAAAATACTGGAGAAACTGGAGCTAGGTTTAAAGATTCCGAACTGGCTATTAATACACTATCTGTTTCTGGAACACCTGTTACTTCAAGTAATATTGTAAAGTCAGATGGTATTAATATTTTCTTTAATGGCGGTGTAAACGGTTCTTTAACTGCTCCAATTGGTTTATTCTTTATGTCTGTATATGAAAAGAAACCAGGCTTTAGCGTAAATCTTTTACAATGTGAAGGACAAGCTTTACCAGAAGATCACTTTAATAAGTTTAAAGATATCATTGATAATGGAAACTATATCAAACAATTCTTTAAAGCAGCAATTAGACGCCAAAATGCAGCTAATCCAAAAGCAAGTGGTAAAGTTCTTATTGTATTCCAAGCTGGTACCAATACAAACGTTAATCAAGGTATCTATAATGCTTCTACAAACAGCACTAATGCTACCAAACGTGTAAAAGATTCCTTTGAAAATTCAATAATTATGCTAAAGAAAGAATGGGTTAATTGTGGTTTTGCTCCTTCGGATTTAGCTTTTGTTGTTGTAGGTGGACCTATAACATCAAATACATTTAGTGATGATATCTCTAGACTTTTGTTTGATGGCTCAGGTGATAACACCATTACAGCAGTAGATCATACTAAGTCACTGCCACGTTCTGATTATGTAACTGGTCAGTATTGGGATGGCGGTGGTGCAACAGGAGCTGGTTCAAGTACACCAGCTACTCACCTAGCAGAACCAGGTTATATTGAATGGGCTAGATCAATTATATTAAATATTTTAAACTATTCACGAAGAACCTTTAAGCAAAAGCGAGGTTAATATGTCACGAATGCCAATGATGGGTATGGGCATGGGTATGCCAACTGGTTATGGTCCTGGTATGATGGAATCACAAATGGGTCTAGGTACTCAGATGCCAATGCCAGAAGAAAAACCAATGCCAAAGAAAAAGAAAGCCGCTAAGAAGAAGGCTTCAGGAAAGAAGATGAAGAAGAAATGAAGATGGGCAAACCCTGCAAGACAGACATGGAATATGTAAAGACTCGTACTGGTCCTAGACCAGATTCTAAAAAACCAATTAATCCTAAGAAACCTAAGACTCGTTCCAAGTAACGAACAATCTAAAGGAGAGATATTTAAATGCCAGAAATTAACAACGCTGAACAATCTCAGCCTGTCGAGACTCAGCCACAACTAGCCACACCAGTTCAAACTGAAGATCCACAAACAGTCCATGAGCGTGCAATGTTCATGAAGTACGTTCAGGACCAGGGACAAAAGATCCCAAGTAACTTCAAATCAGCTGATGATTGGTTCAATAGCTTAGTAGAAGCCCGTAAGGGATTCACTCAGGCAAGACAGGAAATCGCTTCCTTAAAGAAGCAATACAATCAAAACGGCGTGACCAATCCTAATTATCAGGACTCACAGCCAGTTGCTCAGGCCAAGCCTGAGCCAGTCGAGGATCTATCAGGTATCCCTGAAGACCTCAAGATTACACCACCACCTATTCCCCAGCCTGGATCTACGGCTCGGGTTAGCTCAGAAGATTGGCTTCGTTGGGGCAAGGAAATTGACTCAACGGGTGCCGTAAGTGACGCTACCCGCAAGGAAATCCAAGCAAAGATGGGTGCTGATGAGGTAATCATTGAGCAGATGATTAAGGGCCGCAAGGCTTTAGCTAAGCAATCTTGGGACGATGCTGCGTCGGTTGTCGGAGGCAATGACAATCTTAAGCGCATGTTTAAATGGGCCCAGGATAATCTAACAGCTGAAGAGGTTGCAGCAACTAATCGTGCTCTCCAGACTAATGCCTATAAGAATGTCCTCCTAGGACTCAAGGCACGCTTTGAGCAACAAAACCCACCAAAGGCCCCTTCACAAGAACCTAAGCCAATGGATAATCGGGTCAACCCCTCACAGGTTCCACAATCCGTACAGGTGTTTAAAAACCAAGCTGAACAACAAGCTGCTTTACGAGATCCAAGATTTCGTTTAGATGCGAAATATCGCCAAGCAGTAGAAGCAATGGTTGTTAATACATCTCGTTACGGTTACAGAAATCGTTAACTCCGTATAATCCTGTAAGAAAATTTTATTTATATTTCTTACTAGGACACGGAACAATTAAGGGTTTCTCCTTTGTTTAATTTTTAATAATAATAGAGAGTTTCTATATAAGGAGAAACAAATATGGCATGGCTTCCAACTCAACTCGGTGCAAACACCAATCCAATTTATCCAGTCGGTACTAATACAAATCTCTGGCCCGATGGTGGTTCAGCAGCTTCACCAACTTCAATTCCAGCTGTTGCTAGTCAATCTGGTAGTGTATCAAATGATCCAAATTACTGGCTTCCTATTTGGTCGGGCGAAGTAATCAACGCTTATGACCAATACAATATGTTTGAGCCAATGGTTACTACTGAAACTATTGAATCAGGTACAACTAAGAGATTCCCAATTACTGGTACCGTTGGCCATCTTGGCGTATGGAATGCTGGTCAAGAACTCATTGGTAACTCTGGTACAGAGAATCCAGGTTGGTTTGACATTTCACTAGATCAACGCCCAATGGCTGCGTTCTTTGAACTTGACGACATCCACCTTATGCTTACCCAATGGGACTACAGAGCTGAACTAGCTCGTCAAGCTGGTCTTAAGCTTAGCTACATTCGTGATAAGCAAATTGCTTGCATGATTGCTCAGGGTGCATTTACTGTTAATCGTGCTCCATTTACTTCTGATTATTCTGGTATGAATGCCAGTGGTAACGTTGTTCTTGCTCCAAACGCAACTTTCAATGCTCTTGGTTTCCGTGGTGCTACCGCAACTCAACGTACAGATGCAGCTCTACTTCTTCTAGATTATCTAGAGCGTTACATGGTTCGTCTTTCTGAAATTGATGCAACCCTTGGTGAAGTATACTGCGCTGTTACCCCACAGGCTTTCCACGACATTCGTGCTCTTGGTATTGCCCGTCAAGCTGGTGATCTTGCTGGTGGTGCTGGCCGTCCATACTTCGGCGGTGTAGCCGAAGCTGGTGGTCTTGGTGTTGCACTCAATACACCAAAGTTTGCTATTCAAGATACTCTTGAGTACATGGGTGTAACCATTGTCAAGAGCAATCACCTTGCTGAACTTGATCACGTTACTGTTAAGTCTGGCGTAGCTACTGATATTACTGGTAACGTTAGCTCATTTGCTAACATTAATAGATCAGGTCTTTCAACAGCTACCGCTACTGTTGGTCAACTTGTTGCTGGTAACTCTACTGGTGCTGTAGTAGACCTGGGTGATGCTAAGTATGACTTTAACTGGCACGGTTGGGGTTCTGGCGGCACTAACCCAGCTGCTGCTGCTGTTAATGATGGTCGTAATGTTGGTGACGTTGTTCAAAACAACGTTCTTAATCCAGTTAAGGCTCTTATCTGGCAACGTTCTGCTATCTGTTCACTACGTTTACAGGGCATGAAGGTTGAATCAGTTAAGGATGTCCGTCGTGGTACTTACTTCACTGTAAGCTCCATCATGGCTGGTGCTGGTATTCTTCGCCCAGAACTCTGCGGCGCAATCCAAGGCACCTACACTGTTGCCTAATCTTAGCGTTAGCTAATCACATTTTGGTATTTGTACCTAGGGGGTCGAAAGATCCCCTAGGTATTTTTTTCGCAAGGAGAGTTATGAAACCATTTAATCCAATTTCAAATTCAAATTCTAAAGGTCTTGGCGATACGGTAGCTAAAGTTGCTAACAAACTTGGTTTCAAAAAAACAGAAGGTTGTGGTTGCCAGAAACGCCAAGAATTTCTTAACAAGCTGGTTCCCTACGGGAAGAAAGGAACTAAGTAATGGGACTATACAGTTATACTGATGCTATTAATCATATGCTGTTGTCCTCGGGAGAGCACTTGATTTCTGATTTAACAACTGATGCTGGAGTAGATACCAGTGTTGCTCAGTTCATTTTAAATCAAACAATCAAGGCAATGGTAATGAGAGGTATTGCAAACAACAGATACATTACAACCATCACTCCAGATGTCAATGGTAAGATAATCTTACCGTCTAATGCTTGTTATGCTCAGGTCGTAGAACCCCTATTTGATCCTACGACGGGGGAGGTGATCCAAACTACATTAAAGTCCACAAATAGCGGACCTGTGCTTTTCAATATAACAAAGCAGACAGATGTGTTTGACAAGAAGTTGGATATTGAAGTTATCGTTACACTAGGTAACGCTGCTTCTTATTATGGTTGGGATGATATTGACTCGGCTTTGCAACGAGGTATCATGGAATCGGCAGCAAGGGAGTATCAGATTATCACTCAAGGTGATATGGATATTGACAAAAGACTTGCTGTACGAGAACAATATCATATAGCCCGTGGACGCGCAGCGGACATATTCAAGAAAAATAGATCAATACTACTGGGAGATAACGGCACAAGAGCAGCCGTAGACCGCAGAGGTATCCTA